AAGGTGCTGGTTCCCCTACTAAGTATAATTATGGGCTATATTTTAATGAAGAACTAGTAGCTGTGATGACTTTTGGCAAACCCAGATTTAATACTCAATATGATTTTGAACTTATTAGGTATTGTTCATTAGCTGGAATTACTGTAGTAGGGGGCGCTTCTAAGCTTTTAAAGTATTTCCGTACTCATAATCCAGGATCTATTATTAGTTATTCTAACAGATCCTGGTCAAATGGAAAACTTTATAAAACTTTAGAGTTTAAGTACTCACACACATCTGAACCTAATTACAAGTATTATAAAAAGTTAAACAGTTTAACTAGGTATGAGTGTCAGAAACATAGACTTAAAACCTTATTTCCAGACACGTATAAAGAAGAACTAACGGAAAGGGAAATAATGAATCTAGAAGGGTATTATGCCGTTTATGACTCTGGTAATGATGTTTGGGTTTTAGATAATAAATGAGTACAAAGCATAGCGCATGGCATCCGCAATATGGGATGCCTCGTTATGTAATGGTTTCTCTATAGTAAGCGTTTCCCTATCGTCCCATTGGTACTGATCTATTGAGTCAATAACCCAGCTACAATGCCTTAAAATCTTTAATTTGTCTTGTTGTACAATAGTTTGACAAAATGCGATACCTTCTAAGACTTGTTTCTTAGCTTTAATAGTTGCTATATTATACATGTAAGCTAAATCAGCCCCGAACTGTGCTGCTGCAGAGTCGATAAATATGGCATCAATTCCCCATTTATCAATTAATTCCTGTATCTTAGCAGCATGCTTCGAGGTGGAAGCCTCCGCTTCAAGGTAATCGTCAACTACATAGTACCAGTCGTTTTCTAAGTCATAAGCGAAAACAACAAATGCTGTTGGATCTTTGTACCCAGGGTCTAAGCCGGCAAAGAACTCGTAATTACCTTCAGGTAAAGACTCTATTATATTCTCTTCTGTTAACTGATAGATTTGCCCTTCAAAACTGTTGAAATCTGCCTGATATTCTTGAGCAAACTCTAAAGCACTCATAGCCTTCTTAGCTTCCATCACGTCATCAGCAGACATTCTAGTGTTTTCTGTCCAGTCAGCTGTTAATGAAATCCACTGTGGAAATTCTGACGTAAATCCACGAGCATAAAATCGGCTAAACCAGTTTTTCTTACCACGAGGCGTTGAGATGAAGATAACCTTGCTACCAGGTCGATCTAGTGTAGGACGAAGTGCAACGTTGAAAGCAGCCTCCCCTTCTTTTGATAATGCGGCTTCATCAAAAACAATGAGGTCATATGATCGTCCGACACATGAATCAACTTGTGAAATCGAACCCATTCTGATAGTAGAACCATTTGATAGCTCTAAAATACGATCTTTAATATTATCCCGCTCTAGCTCAAGATCAAACGTCTGTACTAACTTACGCTGGAGCTCGAAACTGATACTAGAAAGAGCATAGTTAGGAGACATAATTAGAATATTACAGTTAGGTACTAAAACTACCATTTGGGCTATAATATTTGCTATATAGGTTTTACCTAGACGGCGAGATAGTGCGGCGCATACGAATCTAAATCGAGGATCATTGATTGCGTTGATTAGTGCAATTTGGGGTGGATTTAATCCATCAAATACCGTTCCACCTCCTGGAGCTGGTAATAATTTTAAGTAGTTATCAATTGGTAATTTTATAAATCTAGAATTACCATAATCTTCTATGATAGTACTGCTAATTCCTTCACGTGAGATTGTAAGCATTCTTCAACCCTGTTAAATACAGTCTCCCATGACTGCGGATTATTAAATATTTTCATGCGAGGATACCATACTGAAGAACCAAAGTCTTCCGAAACAGTACCCCATCTAAAATCTGTTTCTTTATAAGGCTGTAATAACCAACCATTAGCACCTAACGAACCAACTAAATGCATTACCGATGTATCGATGCCAATGACGAGATCAAGTCCGTTAATGTATTTCGCTGTATCTGACCACGAATTAATATCCAACGGTTTAACGACTCCGTCCCCGCGGAAACCCGGTTGCAAAGAGTAAAGATTACCATACGCAGCAAGACGATGAAACCTGCGAATATCCACAGAACGATACTTATCGTTAGTATGGGCAGCATTACCAGACCATACAATACCAATATTAAACCCCGGACCAAAATCAAAACTCCCAAAACGACCTGCTAACCATTCAGCAGGTGGAATATAATCAAAATGCTCCCCTAAGCTACAAATAGGGTAAGCTACAGTGGCATCAGTATGTACCGCATCAGGTACTGGATTATACTCTAAGAATAAATCATACAAACTGACGTCTGCTTGTACATATACTTTTTCAAATTTTTTAGTTAACTCAGGCAAATATCTACCCCACATAATATTGTCACCAATACCCTGTTCAGTAAGTACAATTATTGATTTGCCAGAACTAACACCATCCCAATAAATTAAATCTTCTTTTGAGTTCTTCATTTTAATTGGCTTGGATTTAAGAAATCTAGCCTTATACATTTCCCAGGCCTTAGGAAATCCAACACCAGTGGACGAAGCAATCCGCAAATGGGCAGTACTAGCATTCCACCATGCATCCCATCTTTTTGGGTTTATTTTTATTGCACGAGTATAGCATTTAATAGCTTCAGTATCATTACCATACATATAGTATGCTAGACCTAAATTATTTAATGCTTGACCATTTACCTGATCTCCATCACCTAAAGCGGAGTCACATTCTAAAGCAGCCTTATAGCAGGAAAACATTAACTTATCTTGCCCCAGTGCACGGTAAGTTACTCCTAGGTTATTATATAATTCTTTTGATTTATGTTGAACTTTTTTAAATATTTGAAGTGCTTTTTTAAAATTACCTTTTTCTAGGAGTGCTACTCCTCGATTATAGGTAATAATATCTTCATCTAAACTCAATTTCCGACTCCGATTAGTTTTTGTAGTAATGCTCCGTATTTGGTACCGTCGCTACCAAGTTCATTAATTTGAACATTAGTTTGTGTTTTGACCTGAGGGTTGCGAATTTTCTCAAGTTGGATTTGACGATCTAGTGCGTCCATAGTCATCTTATGAGATAATGCTAGAATATCCATAATATCTTTGGATGACCCAATTTCGGCTTCATCAAGTTCTTGTAATTTCTTACGAATAATCGTATCCATTACTTCCCTCATGAGGAACCTATTATTAAAACCCTGATCTAAAAAGACATTATCTATATATGCTCTTACTTCCCTACGATCTAGGATCTCTGACACCATATCTGGGGCAAGCCCTAGATCTTGGGCTGTTTTATTTAAGTTTTGGCATTGTAGATAAGTGTTTGCAATTTCTAGTGCTTCGGGGGAAATTGCTAGAGCTTGGGCTGGGCTTGCGGTTGGTAAAGTGTTCATTTCATGAATCCATTTTTAGCGAATGTATTAATTATACCATCTTGGGGAAGCAAAGTCAAGTTAAAAATTTTTGAGTGTTGACTTTTGTGCTTTTATTTGATATAATTTATACAGTTGATAAAGTTTATACACTTTGCTTTTGGAAACACTTTGCTCTATATACACCATATTGACTTTTGGAAAATATCTCATATCGTGCGCGTGGAGGTGGGTCATGGTATGGCACGGTTTTTGCTAGTCTGCTAACCCCCCTGGGTGTGGTCTGTTACAATTTGTTACAATTCTATGCTTTACATTCTGCGCTGATTCTATATAATGTGAAGCATGAAAGCACATCAATGGAATAGCGGTAAGGGATACATGAGCGAGGAAACATTCTTGCATTATGTTAATACAATGGGTATAATGCAGGCTCAATGGGTAGCTAAGTATTTTGGGGTTGCGTTAAACACTGTTAAGCAATGGACTACTAACTATATGGAGAATCTAAGATGACTGCAAAGACTAAGACTGTTAATTATACTCCCGAAATGGAAACGGCATTACGCGATGATTATGCCAATGGTGTAGCGGTAGAAGTTATCGCGGCAAATGTGGGCCGTAGCATGCGAAGCGTGGTTGCAAAGCTTGCGCGTATGGGCATCTACAAAAAGCCGGAGCGCTTGACAAAGAACGGCGAACCTGTTACAAAGAAGGATAAGCTGGCGGATGAATTGGCCGCGCTTGTTGGCCTGACCGAGGCGGAAGCTACCTCGTTGGAAAAGGCGAACAAGACTGCACTCGTTAAGATTCTGGCTGCGCTTAGCTGATTAGCATAATGCAAGGGGCATATGCCCCTTGTATAACTAATGGAGATATGCAATATGGATAACATGACATTAGGATTTATTGTATTGGCATTAGCTATGCTGCTGCCTGAAGCGATAGCTTTTATTAATCGCGTGATTGACTATGCTGACAGCATAAATAAGGATAAAGACTTTATTAATCAATAACTTAGCCAACGAAAAAACCCTTTAAAATCAAGGGGTTGGCGCCCCGCAGGGTACCGGGCCGGGGCCGATTGTAAAGCGTAGAATTGTAACAAATTGTAACAATGCAAAAATATCTTGACATATGCTTGCATAGGCGTATAATTCATTACATCAGATAACTAACTAGGAGCAGAAAAAATGTGGAATCGCGAAAATAACCGTTCATTGCAAGAAAAGCGTGTTCGCGGTTGCTGTGAATCTTGCGGAAAAGAAGATCAGCCTTTGGTTATAGATCCTTATATGGAAGATGTAGAAAACGTGGAGCGTGAATGCTTTCTATGTGAAGAATGCTATATAGACTATTGCGGAGATATCTAATACTGAAAAAGCCCTTGATAATCAAGGGCTTATAGGCGCCAAAATTATACTCTCACTGTAGCCGATTGTAAAGCGTAGAATTGTAACAAATTGTAACAATGCAAAAATATCTTGACCTAATGAAAAATACGCCTATAATGTGAAGCATAGGAAAACGAAACGAGGAACCAAAAATGACACGCCATGAAATCTACCTGTTCATACTCGAAAATATAGGGTATAACTTCAAAGCTAAGGCATGGAATACTGATAGATTCTATCGCGCTGCTAAACGTGCAGACATGTATCATACGGGGATTTAATCATGGCATACATTCTACTGACTTCTCCCGAATCGAAATTGTGTAAGATTGTTTTTAAGAACCTTACTCCCGAAACTGCTAAGGTTATCGCTGACCATATGAACCGTTTAAGCGATAGGGCAGCAAAGCAAACGGGACAGACTATCAAACTCGTTTATCGCGTGATTGGAAAATAAAATGTTTATTCAAGATCAATACTTATTCGGAAATGCGTTATACTGGCCCTATCAGCGCGAAATGGAAATGCAATATTTTTGTTTCGGCGTATATGAAGCTGATCTACTTTTGACAATGTTGATAGGTGCATGAAATGACAAACGAACATAAAGAAAAAATCCGTCAAGCGATGAAAGCAAAATATGCTAAACGCAAACCTATAAATCCGGCTGCCCGCGTTGTTTTTCATAATTGGGTGAGCTTGAATGGTTCTAAAGAATACGGGGTTAAACAATGAAATACGATATTCCGGCTTTAACAGCATGGGCACTGAAAAGCGCGACGCAATTTTGGAATTATGCCAAAAAAGAATTTCAAAAAGTTAATTATGACATTGGCAACATGCCCGCCGTGGTTATGAACTCTCGCCTTACTGCTACGGCAGGAAGGGCATTTGATGACTGTTCTAAGATTGATCTGTCATGCTATCATATGACGCGGAATTATGAGCATTTTCATCGTGACACTATCCCGCATGAATTATGCCATATTATTACTAATAAGCTATTCCCCGATGCAAAGCAACATCACGGTAAAGAATGGAAATCCGTGATTGATTTTCTCAAGGTTCAAACATCCACATATCATACGCTAGGAACGAAAGCGCAACATGAAAAAACTGCTCGCGTATCGTCTGTTTAATTCTAACTTTCCTATGCCTTTAGCATTAAGGGCATGGGCCTACAGGATATTGATGAAATGACACTAGAATTTTTTGGCTGGCTTGGCGCTATTCTCTTTGCTATCTGCGGTATGCCGCAAGCATGGCAATCATGGCGCGATGGGCATTCCAATGGCTTAAATTGGTTTTTCCTGTTGGCTTGGCTTTTTGGTGAGCTTTTCACTATTGCATATGTCCTACCCAAGATGGATATGCCATTGTTGTTTAATTATGCCATTAACCTAATCTTCCTCGCTATTATGATTTACTATAAACTTTGGCCTCGCGATAGAAAAAATAATTACATGCAATTGGAATATTGGAAGGATGTTTCCCCATATAATCAATAACTTAGCTTCCGAAAAAAGCCTTTAAAATCAATGGGTTAGCGCCGCGTAGCGTACCTGGCCGTAGGCCAGGTTGCAATACTTTTTACTATCAAATGTTTTTATATGGATTATAAGGTCTGCTTATGGTTTGCGCCGCGCGGGCATGCTCTCCCACGATTACATATTACAGGAAAGAAAACGAAAAAGATAATCACGATTTCTTATGGTTACTATAAGAATGTCTGACTGTTATTTTGATGGGATAGGCGTATGATGTGAAATATCAACAAACGATAGGAAAACGAAATGATTAAACGGGTTTCAATTTATGACATGGATGGAACGATTGTATGCTCTTTGCATCGGTATCGGACTATGCCATGCGGTACTAAGATTGATCTTGGATACTGGCGTGCTAATGAACATCGCGCTTATGACGATAGCTTGCTGCCAATGGCAAAGCAATTTCAAGCGGATCTGATTGATCCCGATTGTTATGTGATTATTGCGACTGCTCGTGTTCTAGGCGATGCGGATAGGGCTTTCATTAAAGATAAACTAGGCGAACCCGATTATATTATTTCACGGAAAGCTGGCGATAATATTTCCGGCGGTTTGCTAAAGATTCGCGGTTTGACAAAGTTTTTTAACCTGCGAAATTTTAAACTTGCGACTTTTACTATCTTTGAAGATAATGTAACCTATCTCAAGACTATCGCAGACCATTTCAATATTACTGGTGTTTATATTCCATCAAAACAAGGGCATTAAAAAATGGCTAAAAAACAATATTTCGCAATTCTGGATACTGAAACGACAATTAACGATACCGTGGCAGATTTTGCAATTGTCATCTGCGACCGAAACGGGCAGATTTATAATCAATGCGCGGTACTGGTCGCGGATCATTATGGCAAGATGGAATTATTCCACGATAAAAACGCAAATGACATTTGGGGTTATGGTGGATTGCAAAAGCGCAATGCTGCATATGTTGAAATGTTAAATTCGGGTTCGCGTATGCTTGCCAGCGTAACCG